AAGGTCGTCATCGCTACGGATAAGAACGCAACTGCTAAACTGTTTAGTTGGAGTGCCAAGCCCAGCCAGCACAGGAGTAGCAAGAGTGAAAAGACCATCGGAGGCAGCATTGTAATATTCCTTAATGTATTTCATACGAGCACTATTAGGCTCTTCTTTGTGGAACACTGTGGCCGCAGCAATCATGTAACGGACTTGTGGTGTTTCATAAATTTCTTTAGTAGCACGATTGCGTACTAGATATTTTTCAATTAGTTGTTCAATGGCGGCATAAGAATATTGTTCATCTTTTTCATGATCCAACATTTCATCCATGCGTTGCCAGTCAGCTTCTGTGTACCATTCTAACAATTCTTTTGTATACAAGCCAATTGCTACATTCCGTTTCACTATGTCAAACAAATTAGGCACTTCATAACTACCATAAACATCTTTACGCAACATACTGAGTCTTTGTTTACCGGCAACATACTGATAATTGATATGGCCAACATCGGGATTGCTTTCAACATCAATGAGATCCACTACTGCTCGTAGTGTTATTTCGTCAATTTCTCTTGTTGTAATACCATCGTAAAAATGCGGTTGACTTTTGATTTCAATCATACTTTGACTGACATCTGCTACACCTGCACATACTTTTTGAATTTGCGCTTGCCACTTTTCTAGATTTAGGGGTTCTTTGCTGCCATCTCTTTTAGTTACTTGAATCATCATTCTCAATCTCTTATTGTAATTGTTCTAATCCTAAATCCGCAATGGAAATAGTTTTCTTTAATTTTAACTTACTGGTGTCAACGTGTGTTTTATTTAACACAGTGTCATGTTCCATATTAAGAACATATTTTCCTTGGTCAACAAATAATAAATTATACTGCGCCATGGAAACTGGATCAATATATACTCTTATTTCCAAATCGGGCTTGTGTTCACTTAGATATAAAGTATACAACATTCCAAGGGCAATTGCAAGATTACAATAGTAATTTTCGAATATTAATTCCCAAGGCCCGGGCCAATTATTGATTTCATCTAGTGTTAGGTAATATTTTTGATATGGAGCATAAGTCCATAAGTGCTCTGTTTCTCGTACTGCCTCATCTAAGGGCATTTGAGAAATGTGATGTCTAAAGTCTTGCCATAACCTAAGACGGTCATAGGGCATTTCATTCCAAAACTTATTCAATTAAGACCAAGAAACTGTAGTATAGCTGTATTTCAAATTGGCATCAAGGCCAGTATTTGTAGTTTTATATTGTACGCAGGCCACATAGCCTAACATATTAACTGACAGTGTTACGCCAATGTTAGCTGATTCAACAAAAGTATCGCTGTAAGCTACCGCTGTGGCATTGCTGGCAATTTTCAACTGTCCTGTTTTGTAGTCTGTACCACGCTGAATGCTGTAGTCAACAGTTACGCTAGGAGTAGTATTAGCAAAGTACAAGACACTGCCTGAGTTAGAAGTAATGTTGGCATTTGAGCTAGTATTATTAGTTAATGCATCTGCCAGTACAAAAACTCCCACATCAGGTAAGTCGTTTTCTGTTAAAATTCTTGTATTACCAACTTCAGGCGCACCTTCAGCCAGTGTGCCATTACCAATATAAAGTTGTTGGGTATCCACAGCCCAACCTAGTTCTGCGCTGGCTAGCTGTGGTAAGTTTTCTTCGACACCTCTGCGATGTTTGATCTGACTTATTTGTACAATGGCCATGTTCTATTATCCTAATGTTGTATTTAGTGCAATTGATAATACTGTTGCACCCTTGTGAGCCATTTTTCAGTCCACTCTTTAAACTCGTCGCCTTCAACGGTAAATTCTTGATATTGAAAGTCGGCACTGCACATTAAAATAACGCCCTGTTCGATGTCAGTGCCGTGTGTTTCGTTGTGTGCTAGTGCGTAGGCTGCTAACTGTAGAAAATAATCCTCAATCCACTCACGCTTTTTAGGTTTATTAGTCTGTTTAAAGTCTAAAATTGCTGGTTTTCCGTCCCATACGGCAATGCAATCTGTGGTACCAGCATACAAGCCTGAGCAGTATAGTGGAACTTCAACACCCCAATATTCTGTGGCTCGTTTGCCCAGTCCTTCAAATATAATTGTATTGGCCATGCCGTGTGACTGCTGGCTAAAGGGATTACTGCCGGGCATGCCTATGCTGCCATCCTTGACATAATTTTCTAACCACTTGTGCATTCTAGTGCCTCTGCTGGCTGCTTCAGTAGTAATTTGTTGTGCTTTGGCTTCGCCTACACTTTTTCTCCAACGCTGTAGTGCTTCGCGTTTTTCCTGTGGCTTTGTTGCATCTAAGATTGTAGTAACGCTAGGGACCTTAGTACCGTCGGGCAAACAATAATGTCTTTTGCCTTCAACGCTTTCTCTGGAAAGTGAAGTGTAATTGTATTTTGATATTAACATAGTATATTTTTTAAAAAAGTTTCTGCAACAGCTTTTTGTGTGTTAAGGCCCATGTGTTGGTTGTCTCTGGCTAGATCTAGTAGATTGGTTTTGAAGCGCCAGTTGTCTGTTGTATCCTCGTAGAGTTGAAAATTATAAATTTTTGCAAACATTTTTACATAAATTTTATTTCTTTCAAACCAGTTTAATGCGTTTTGATCGGTTAATAAATTTATATATTCTTTTGTGCTCCAAGAACCCATATATTCTATACCAAGCTCGTCATAATTTTCAAATCGGTATGAATTTGGCCAAAGTATAAAAACTTTTTTAGGTTTTAACAAGGGTGCATAATTTGTAATCAATCTAGAAACTGTGTCTGGTGATCCAGACCCATGACCAAGATTATATACTTTATATGTTGGCAGATTTTCTTGGATAATATCCGGCCAAGGAGTTTGCACTCCTATGCCTTCCGTTTGACTACAACCTAAACATAAAATGTTGTTTTCAGTGTCAGTGAAATCAAATTCTTTTGTTCTAAAACCAAATTGATTATAAGTGTATGTTATGCTTGTTTTTGTATAATCGGGATGAGGATTTTTCTCAAAATTTTCTTCAGTGTCCAGGCCTGACCAATATTCAGTTGTGCTGGCAGGATTCCAACTGTGACAAAGCGGAACACCTTCTTGCCAATGATTTGTATTATCTTCTTTCAAACTCTAAAACTTTCTCCACAACCGCATCGATCACGCTCATTGGGATTAATAAATTCAAATCCCTCATTTAGACCGTTTCTGACATAATCTATTGTAAGTCCCTGCAAATAAACGCAACTTTTTGGATCTACAAATATCTTACAATTAGCACAATCTATGCATTGATCTTCAGGCTGTGGCGTGTCTACATATTCTAACACATAAGCTAATCCGCTGCAACCGGTAGTTCGAACACCAACACGAAGGCCCACGCCCTGGCCGCGTTTGGTTAACTGTTGTTGAACTTTTTTGGCTGCTTGATCAGTTAAGGTTATCATGTCGTTTGCGATAATCTTCTACTGCGGCTTTGATGGCATCTTCCGCCAAAATGCTGCAATGTATCTTAACTGGCGGTAAAGCCAATTCTTCGGCAATTTGGCTGTTTTTAATTTTTACAGCTTCGTCCAGACTTTTGCCTTTGACCCATTCTGTAACCAAACTACTGCTGGCAATAGCACTGCCACAACCATAAGTTTTGAATCTAGCATCAGTGATAACACCAGTGTTAGGATCGACTTTGATTTGAAGCTTCATTACATCGCCCTAACCGCAGGCGGGAGCACCGACCATGCCGGTTCCCACCTGCGCCATATCCTCCTTATTAAAAGATCCAACATTTCGTGGATGTTCATAATGGTCGATCACAGCTTTACTATAGGCCATAATAATCTCCTTGAGTTATTTTACTGTATTTAATTAGTCTTGTCTACGCTTCATGGCGCTTTTGGCCATGTTGGCAACAGTTTGTTCTGGATTGTCTACTGGGGCGCCAGCAGATTCTGGTTCTTCAGGATTGTTTACACTGCTGTAACTGTGTGTAACAAACACGATTTCGTTTGGGGTAATTTGTTTTACAATGTTTTTCATAGCAGGAATTTCTTCATTGGCTGCTCTAAGGTCGTCCACTGTAAAACTAGTAAGCCCTGTGTTTTGAATTAGTCTCACAATGAACTGTACAGGCAGTTTGGCCTGTAGTTCACCTTGATCAACTTTGCTTTTTACAAGGCTTAGTGCGGTGACAATGCTACTATGATCGTCACCGCTTTCGGTTACGCGAATAAAATCGCTGGCTCGCATTATTTTTTAGCCTTGTCTTTTACTGCTTTTTTAAAAGGTTCTTTTTTGTTGCCGTCATGGTCAACATCTAAAAAGTCAGGCTTGGCCTTTTTAGCTTCGCTTACACCACGACGCTCACGACCTAGTTCTTCTTCGCCGCCAGCTGCTGCATCTGCTGTAGCAAAATCTTCGCCGCCTGCTTCTTCAGGAGCAGGTAGTTCAGCGGCAGGTGCGCCCATGTCAGCACCAGCACCACCCAAGGCCATTGGCTCAGCCACTTGTTCGCCAGCTAATGCACGGCTACCATTGTCTAAGCTGTCACGAGCACCGTTTAGTGCGTCCATTAAACCTTGTAAGGCTGCTGTGGCTGTACCTTTGAATTGGTCTGCTTGTGCGGCACCTAGTTGGTCACGGATTGTGTCTAGCAATGGAGGAAGTTGTTCGTTTAACATCTTGCCAGCATCTTCAATCATGTCTTGAACGCTGTCAACCATGTCCTTGGCAGCTAGTACTGCTTCAGCAGTTTCTAGTTCGCCTTCAGTTAGTAGTCTATTGTCACGCAACCAAGCGTCAATGCCTTCCTTGACCATAAACATTTCCATGTACTTAGGATTCTTTTCCGCAGTGTGAATGCCATAGCTTTTACGGATTTGGTTTAGACTTTCTTCAATAGCAAGGCTTAGTCGCTGTGCTTTGACATAACTCATATTGTCATAGTCTACTTTAAAACCAAAACGGCTTTCCATTACTTGGTTAAGACGCTGTGTCTTTTTAGGTGCAAGTTCTTTTAAATTCATAATAAGGTATCCCAGATTTTATTATATTTATGCGTTGTCATTGTTTTCTTGAATTCAATTTCGGCTCGTTTAAGCCTAGATAACGCTTCTTGAAATTTAGCTAATCTAATGCTTTTGTCAAAGTTAGCATCAGATTTGCTGTTTTTAAGTTTATAGTAAAGTATTTGATAGTCTGCTCTAGCAAACGCCAGTTCAGTATCTACACGCAGTAAATTGTCTGAACTGGTAAATTTACTAAGTTTTTCGTAAGCGCAATAATATATTGCTATTTGTTTGTTTTGAAAATGATGTAAAAACTTGCTGTCTTTAAATACTTTGGCCGTATTGTCTGGTAATATTCTAATATCAAAATCACCTATGATATAGTGCTTGTCACTGTATTCTATACAAAAAGGTCTTGGATCTTTTTTAAGTCTATTAAGTTCTGTGCGGGACCAAAGTTCTAGCTTTTTAATGCCAATATTTACTAATAGTTTACCTAGCTTTTCTTTTATAGACGATGCGGCCATTTTCTTTGATTCTCTTTAGTACATTTTTATTTACTAAATTATTGGCCATGATTTGTTTTCTTTCGTCCAAGTCTCTGCGAGCTACACTTGGAGTTTCGTCGTCAAACTGTAGTAACAGATCTGCTTCTTCGTTTGTGATGGCTACCGATAGTCCATTCATAATTTCTACGATTTTCATTTTTGTGCCAAGTGTATTAATAGAGAAATAATAGCCGTGAACATAACGCCTAAAATAGTAGTGCCTATAGTGATAAATCGGCTGTCAATGCCTGAGGCCTTAGTAGAAATACTGTCTTTTATTTCAACAAGATGCTCTTCAACTTTAGTAAGTCGCTGGTCGACATCCGTAAGTTTAGTTTCCAACTGTTTGTACCTTTCAGCGCAAAGCTCAACGTGCGCCTCAAGATTTTCTTTTTCAATTGCGGTGGTAGCCATATGTTCTCGCGGTTATTCAGCGATGCAGTATGTGAGCCTATGTGTGCCATAAAAAAGTGCCTATTGGTGCCTGAGCATCAACAGTATTTATAGTTTAAGATTCAAATGTTTAAAGTATATGTTTTTCAATGCACCTTGTGTGAAAAACACAGGCAACATAAACCTAGCAGTTTCAGTTAGTCCTAATATTACTGGAACTTGATCAAAGTCTTCTTCTAGTGTGTCTAAAGTGTAAAAATCATCTCGCTCGCCTCGGAATTGAAACGCCCATACTGAATGTGCGCCTTCGTAAAACTCACCAAATTCAAAGTATTTTAGTTCTTCGTTAATCCAGGCGGCAGGTCTATTAATGATAAGAGGTTGTGTTTTTAATCCTAAAACCTGCTGTACAGTTTCCCAGTTTCTTTGTTGGTCTCGTTGTAAAGATTCGCCCTTGACTATTCCTGTTGCTGTAACATCTATTAGGGTAAATGCAGTTATAACTGGGTCCATGAAAATATTTATAGCCAACAAAAAAGGCACTGTAAAAGTGCCTTTGTTTGTACTGTACTTAACGAATTAAGCGCCAGCTGTTGTAACAAACTTCAAGCCAGGTTCAGCAACCTTAACGCCTGTTAGGTTTGTACCTGTAGCTGTACCTAGAGCAACAATGTTAGCTTCTAGATCGGTTGTTGTCCAGCTGTTGTCTTCTGTAACAATGCTAACCAAACCGTTTGTAATACCACCAATACCAGCACTAGAAACTTGGTAAGCTAATAGTGTAGCTTTTTGGCCAAATACGCCAAGAATAGCTTCAACGGCTTCGCCTGTACCCAATGCTGTTGTTAAAGCAACGTTACTGTTAACAGTGAAAGCACGGATTGGCTTGCCAATACCTGTGCTGATAATTACACCAAGGCTGCTTGCTTCGGTGCTTAGAGCAATGTTACCAACGCTTACTACGTTTTGTGCATTACCATTTGTTCTTGTAAAAACTGCCATTTTATTTTCCTTTTAAAAGTTCAGTGCTCGCGCACATAAAGTTATTTATACCAATTAATCTTTTTTCCACTGTTTAGGCGCATTAAAGTTCTGTTTGCTGAACTCTAGTCTATCTACTAGTTTAACTGCACCGCCATCGTGCCCAATAGCCACAAAGCCCTCAGGGGCAGTTACTTTGTATCCATTGTCGGTTTTAATAAATGTCCCAATGCTTTCTACTTTTAGCATTTTACCGAGGATCATTAGTTTTACTTCAATGATACGCTTGTAGATTGCCAGTACCCCTAATAGGGTATTGCTGTTGTCTTCCATGAATTCTTCGTTGGCTACAATCTTTTCAATTCTACGCAGCACAGCAACTTTTACACCGGATTCTGTCAGTGCTTTATCTAACTGTTTTCTTGCAGCAACATCTCTTGTAGCCATGTACTGATGAACTAGTTCTTCTTGCTGTTCTGTAAATTGACTGTCTTTCATAAGTCCGTCAATTTCAGTTTCCATTTTACCACGATAAAAGCTGATAAATTCCTGCAGAAATTTAGTAGGTTCACCTACTTGTTGGCCGCCTTTAACTTTAGAATTGATAAAAGGTTTAATATACTGACTAAACTCTGTATTGTTCAAAATAGTATTAAAACTGTCAGGATTAATTTTTTTCAATGTATTAGCTGCTGCGCCTAATGTGCGACTAATCAAAGTATTTTCATTAGGTGTTAAACTAGCAACACCTGTCAAATCTTTGTAAGTAGCATCGTCAAACCAAACATCTTTGCTGGGATTCAAGCCTGCAACGCTAACACCAAAACTGGCAGTCATTTCTGGTAAACTAGCACCTTCGTAAGCAGTATGAAATACAATACCTAGTTTTGCCTGTTGCATTCTTTGCGCTAATGCGTCTTTAGTAGGCACTGCGTAGGTAATAGTGTTAGGGGTAAAAGTAACACACTCTTCGCCATTAATTTCTGTTGTTTGCAGTGTGTCCTGAGTGAACATTAAGTCGCCCTGTAGTACATTGCCAATACCAATCTTAGATAAATTTTTAAGTGCTATCTCAAGCTTGTTTCTTAAATCGGGTTGCTCGGGATAAAACTTTTTAATGTCTGCGGTAGTTTTGCAAAGTTTAGGTTCTGTTTTACTAAAAACACTTTTTGTACCAACAAAAAACTTGCCGTCTGCGGGATCAACTCCGCAAATAATAGCAGGAGCACCGTCCCATTTAACAGTAATCTTAGAGGCTGTACCTGTGCCTTCAGCAAACATTTGACGCAGACTCTCACAATAGTTAAGTGCTCGTTGTGCGCCTTGGTAACCTTCGTTAAACACTAAGTCTTCAATGTGTTCATTACTCAAGATGCAAATTCTTTCCACGACTTTCAATTAAAAGCCATGAAGAGAATGCATCTTGTTTTCTCCTTTGTATTTCAAAAAGTTTCATTGTTTCCGTTTGCCTATTTTACCTGATAAATTTGTACGGCCTCTGCTCCAACCGATTGGTTCAGTTCCTTCTGTAATATATTTATTTTCAATTCCGTTTGTATACCATTTTAAATTTTTCTCTTTTATAGCACTTCGGCCGTACATCGGATTATTTTTTCCTTTTGTGGTACCCGAAATTTTTTTTGTTGTTGAAATTTTTTTACCAAATTCTGTTCTATAATTTTCATCTCTTAGCTCCCATACTTTTTTCATCAAATCACTAGTATGTTTGCCAAACATAGGATTATTTTTACCAGCTACTGAAGTTTTTCTGCCCCAATTACGAGCAGCTTTTCTTTCTTCGGAAGTCATTGAACCCCAGTATTCCTTAAGAATAGTAGAATATCCGCCTGCCCCACCGGGAGTAATATTATATTCGGGTTTTAACTCACTAATCCATTTAATTTCTGCCGCATTTAATTCTTCTTTATTAAAACAAACTTCAAGAATTTCTCTTGTAAAATTTGAGCGACCATATCTCTTTATTGCGTTTTTTATTATTTTTCCACTACCTAAATATTGTTTTTTATTTTCAAATAATATAGGATTTTCATGAGTACACAATCCTATATATCGTTTATTGTTTAATTTGTTTGTTGTTTGATAAATGAACCCAAACATAAAATCCTTTATATGCACAATTATTTAGCATATTTTGAAGATTTCATAACATTGCCAAATACTTGTTTAAAATTGCTGCTTCACCTGGACTTACAATTCTTTTACTGCCCAATGGGTGCCATTGGTCCATGTCATCTAATTCAAATTTTTTCTTACCTACTTGCAATACCATTGGGCTAGACGATAGAACAGATACCCCTGCAGGTAAGCCATTTGTTGTAGTTGTTGGTGCTGGGCTGAGACTAGGCACCTGTGCTGATGTTGGTGTTGGACTAGGAGTATGTTTAAATGTAGGAGTAGGGGTAGATTTAGGACTAGGCGCAGGTGTTGGTTCTAATGTTGGTTCTTCCTTATCTACTTCTGGTTCTTTTGGTGCATATTCAATTCCAGTTATGCCTTTTACAATACCTCTTAGATACGGATTAGCTATTTCCGTTATGACTTCATTAATCTTCATTTTTTAACCTTTTGACGCCACGGCTAAATTTTGCAGGATCCTGAGCTCTAATACTGTTTATTAATCTGCGTTCTAGTTCTTCAGCGGCCGCAGGCTCATAATTTTCACGGATAAAGTTTACTAAATTAATAGCACCTTGGATAATATTATTGGCGCGGCTTTCTACCAGATTTTCACGGTCTTTGTGTAGACGCAATGAATCAAGCTCTTCTAGTAAACTACGGGTCTTTTTTTGCAAAATCTAGCTCCAGATTAAATGTATTTATTCGACTTTCTTTAATCCAGCTAGCATGGCTTTTAGTTTTGTACTATTAGCTTCTCCGTGTACAGGTTTTTCTAACGACCAACCTTCTTTGGGTTGTGCTCGTTGAAATCCCCCAGGTTGTTCTTCACTGCTGTCGCTGACAGTGCTTTTTGCTTTGATTTGACTCATAATGCTACCAACCTGTGGTTTAACAGTACCAGGTGTGCCTTGTGCTTCTTCTCCAGGGTCAGTGATACGCAGTGTTTCTAAATCAAAGTCTAAATCAACTTTCATACCAACGCCCGAACTGCTACGAGTTTTCATTAGCTGGATTTGATATCTACCACGCTCACGCATGGCACGACTGGTAAAGATACCAAACACATTATCTGCTGTGTTAATTTTACTGATACCGCCTGAGATATGACTGTGGTCAAATTCAATTTCTTCAACAGCACTACGGTTCAGCTGACTTGCAGTTACCATCAATATACCAAACTCACGAGCTAAGTTACGCAGTTCTTCACTTACATACTTGTCTTTGACAAACAAGTCGTTGGGGCTAACTTTGGCACTGACTGGCATAACCAAGTCCAAATAGTCTACCATGATAAAGTCTGTTTTGTGTCCTGTCTGTACTTCTAATTCTTTTAAGTAAGCACGAATTTGATTAACATTACTCTGTGCTGGCATATATTTAATACGGAGACTGCCAGACTTTTTACCTACCATCTTAACTTTGAGTTCAACTGTTTCTAAGTCTCTAAACACTTCTTTAGTGCTGACATTGGCTACCATACTGTCCATACGCATAGCACATAGTTCTTCCGACAGTTCCAGTGTTAAAAACACACCGTTTAATCCCTGCGTGGCCCAGTTAATGGCAATGTTCTGCATAAACAACGACTTACCTGAACCTGAACCACCTGCAAAGATGTTGAGTTCGCCACGATTCATACCACCAAACAATCGTTTGTCTAAGGTAGGCCATCCTGTGCTGACTTGTCCGTTGTTGTCTTTGATCTTCATTAATCTAGCACGAGGATCTTCAAAATATTCAGTGCCCATGTCCTTGGTCAAACTGATCTGTACAGCATCTTTGATTAGTTTTTCCACGGGATCAAAGTCACCCTTTTCAATCATGTCGGCGTCTTTGAGAATAGCTCGCTCTAGTTCTTGCTTTTTAGTAAAGCCCTCAAACTCTCCCATGAACCAGTCATAGTGATTGTCTGTTAAGTCTGGCACAGCCTTAAGTTCAGTGCCTGTATATGCCAGGACTTGCTCTCTGGTAGGCATAGCCCTATGTTGGTCCACATGCTCTCTAATAAACTTGGCTGTGCTTTTTAAACTGCGATCAAAGTTATCGGGGTTATATATATTTTGAACACGCAAATAACTTTCTGCGTTTTGCAGAATCATTTCTAAAAATAATTTTTGTAAGTCTGCTGTGTATTCTTTTGTCATATTTTACTTATTTTTCATCAATTTGATTTTCAATGGATTAGATTCTGCTGCCGCTAATATACTTTTTAACACAAACAATTTTCCATAATGTTGTACTGCCGAGTTAATGTCTTTACAAGTTTCACGCCATACAGGAAAGCTAACGCTCCAGCCATATTCTATAGCCTGCTCAATGCCTTCCCAACCTGGCCAAGTTTCGCGGCCTTGTTTGTTTATGTGTCGGTCAAAGTCGGGCACATAAATTACAGTTTTACCTAACTGTTCAATTAACTCTGCTTGTTGCTCACTGATCTGATTGGTCTGTACACTGACTCCGTCAATGCTCATGGCATCAAATGTTCCTTCACAGACTATGACAAATTTATTGTCTGCTTTTTGTTTGTCTAAGTTAAACACAAAGTCTGCAGGGTGGTTACTGTGATACTTGGGTTGAATACCATCATTGACTGCACGAGCAGTATAGCCAACTATTTCACCCTTGTAAATAAAAGGCACAACGACACGATAGTTTAACTTGTGTTCTATTTCTGGAGTCCAATAAAAATCGTATTTGGTACAATCAATTTTTCTATCAACGATATAATTAACTGCTGTGACAAACTGTGTGGGCAAATGATTGTTGTCAGCTAACTTATAAAATTCTGCTAGGCTCCAAAAACTTTTAGCTTGCTCAGGTAAAGACCTTGCCGCAAATGTAATAGGCTCGTCTGCGTCTTTTATTTCTTCGGGATTAACTAAGTCTTTTAGTCGCAGTGCTTCAAAGACCAGTCGTTGTATTTCATTGGCGTCAGCACCTAACCAACGCAGTAGTTTTCTAAATTTAAAACTTAGGGGTCTGCCAGGAGTATAGCTGGCTTTAAATTTGCAGTTAAAACAACTGTAGCTTACACCACCATCGGGGTTGGCAATTACACCGCCGCGCCCTCTGGTATCCTGTGATTCGCCGTTATGGGCACAGCATACAGCATTGAAACTTTGCCAACCACTTTGGCTGCGTCGTCTTTTCGAAGGCAGTAAACTTAGCGTGTAATCTTGGACCGCATTAAACATCAGTATAGTTTATACTAACTTTTGGAAGAAATCAAATTATTCGGCTTAAGATATTTCTTGCCATTCTATGCTGGCATAAACATCTTGGTTAGTACCAGTTGTAGCCATCATAATACAATATTCGTATGCAACACCGGTAAATGGTTCTCTTTCAAGTTGATAGTTAAAACCAAATTCTGTTTGTATTGGTGATCCTGTACTTTGGTTAGTACTGTTTAAGAAAGTTTGTTCTGCGATGTCCCCACTGACCAATGCTGTGGGTGCTAAGTTATATTCTACTGAACTGTCCACAGCTGAACTTACCCAACTACCACCTGATGTTACAGCTTTCTTGTAAATGCGATATTGGAATACACTAGCTGCAACAGGTATCAGCGAATAATTCATAGGTATAACCACAGCATTTAAGTTAGTACTTTTGAGTCTAATAGATATAACAGGTTTAAAACTTTGGTCGTTGGGTAATCTTACTGGAGTACCGATCAAATGTGATGCTGCTCTTGGGTTGCCTGAGCCCTGCAACTCAAACCCACCTTCGCTAATTACACTGCTACAAATCTGTGTCATCATGCTGGCATTAGCAGTTATACCTGTATTGGTAATTTCATAACGGATAGGCAATGTAGCTGTAGTCATATACACTTTAGTATTGCCTGATTGGTTAGCGTGATTAAATCTATGGCAAATAATATACGCACCGTTTATTACAAATCCCACACGCACAGTACCAACACCTAACCACTCGACATCAGCAAACATGATTTGTGTACGATCTACATGTAGTATTTCACCCGATGGATTGTTACCAGATAAACTTAATGTATCCACATTCCATTGATCTTGACGAACACGCTCTTCTACGCCAGTTGACCCCGAACGAATTACAAAATAATTATATGTTCCATCATTTTCAAAATATACACCATCATTTGCATCAAACAATCCCACACGCTGACGGAGATTGGTTTTAGGAGTGTTAAAACAAAATGTGTTCAATGTAAGTTGGCTCTTGCCTGGTTGATAAGGAAAAGGCTTTAGTGTTTCACGCAACACGCTGTCGCCTGATGCAGTACCTACATTAAGTTGATATGAGCTTTGATTTTGTACATAGACAACATTAGCTGTGCCACTAATACTGTTTGCAAACTGATTATGGTCAAAGTATCTAGCCTGCGTATCAAACAATGAAACAGGATTAGAAACTCGTAGTCTACCAAACGCATCACTTGTAGCTCCGCTAAATCCTGAAATAATCACATTGGCGTCGTCAGCCAAGACTACATTGGCTGTTCCAGATATGCCAACATTACCGCTGACTGGTAAGGTATTGCCAGATACATTCAAATTTCCTATTGCTGTTACTGTTACATTGCCTGTAATAGGATTAACATTGACATTACCAGTTATTCCCACATTGCCGCTGATTGGTATGGGATTACTATTACTGATTATATTGCCTCCCACTAAAATTGTGGCGTTTATATTACCAGTTATAGGATTAACATTAACATTGCTGGTGATACTGCTGACAGTAACAGTGCCAGATACTACAGCATTAACATTGCCTGTAACAGTTTGCACATTGGGAAAATTTGTTACTGTGACATTAGAAACAACATTGGTATTACCTTGAATAGTAATGTTTGCACCGCCCACAGTTACAGCCAGTGGATTGTCAGTGGTTATGGCAGTGCCGTTACTTTGAAATATTGAACTAGTATTACTAAACAGGTATGTCATATTATTCTCCAGCCGCCATTAGTATAAATCATATCCACTGCGGCGTTGTTTAATGCTAATATGACCGAATTTTGATTGTCTATGGTATCTGTCCCTTGAGGGTTAATTGTTAAATTATGTGTACTGCAATTTCCGCTTTGGTCCTTAACTACACAAATGCGGCCTTCTTGACCTACAGGCAGTGTTATTGTAATAGCAGTATTTGACTGCACTCCCACATAATAGTCTGAATCTACAAAAGTATAATCAGTAGACACAGTTCTTACATTGTAATTAAATGTGCCAGCGCCGTTACCGCCAAAACCAACTATTCTTCCGCCGGGATTTCCGTCACCTACTCTAATTGTATTTGTTATGGGATCATACCAAAGACGATCCATCTGACCTATGCGAACATTGCCATCTGCATAGTTTCTTCGATCGGTAAAAAAATCTTGAGTATATGTGTTAGCAGACATGACCCGACCCCATTATGAGTCTAAAGGCTCGTCGTCGCCTGCATCGAATATTATTGCAGAAGGAACACCTGCTATTTTAAGTATTTGATCTAAATCATCAGACTCTTGTTCGCTATATATGTTATCTACGCCTACTGCTCTTTTCAACAACTCTAATTTTTGCTGCAACGGCGCAACCATTGTACTAGTATCTGTGAGATCATCGGCTTCAGCTTCTACAGCATGTACTTGGGGGCGATTTTCTATTTGGGTATCTATACCGCCAATTTTTACCAATGGCTCTTCTTGGGCTTTTTGCTGTCCAAAAATATCTACTAGTTCGCCTATTAAATCGCTGATTTTCATTATGTATTTAAAAATGTTGTACTATTTTGATTCAATGCACTCTGATATACAGTACCAATTTCTGTTACTGTAATTGCAGTGCTGCCACCATTACATGGCAAAACACTAATTTTTTTACCAATACCGCCCATGTTAATGTCAGTGGGGCGCCAAGCAGGAATTAATGGTCCCACATTAGCGGTTGCAGTTGCGGCCGCATCAATTGCATAATAACAACTGTTATTGGCTACTACACGAACTCGTGTACTGTTTAAATTATTGGCGCCTGCTACATTAGCGGCTGTTGATGTTACTACTGTATAACTTGCCATATTAAAGTCCTAATTATATGTTATTTAGTTAAATTGCAGTTATAATTACTGATCCGTTTCCTAGTTGTACATTGCTGGTATTTATTTGATTAGTGCCATTATTATAGCTGCCGCCACCACCACCTGCATAAGTATTAGACCCGTAGCCGCCAGCGCCACCACTGTAGCCGCCCCCGCCGCCCATTGCTGGAACAGCAGTAGGGCTTTGATATCTGTTACTTGAGCCGCCCCCACCAAAACCACCTAAAATTGCTGTACCTGTACTGCCAGCCCACTTAATATTGCCGCCGTTACCGCCAAATATAAATGCTTGTGGTGGTGGAGTATCGTTGCTGGGCACCTGTGTATTTGTGCCGTTACCTAAAAATCCTGCACCGCCCTGCACTGTTTGGTTACTACTACCACCACCATTACCGCTGTTACCGAATAGTATACTAGTGCTACTAGCGTTACCATTAGTAGTTATACTACCTGCGGCATTAGCTGCGTTAGCTGTAGAGCCGACTCCGCCCCCACCCCCAGCAATTACTAAAATATCACTGGTAGTAGGTGTGCCTACTGTGTTTTTTACCACAAAAGTTCCACCACCACCAGAATATTCTGCTCTTGGAGAAACATTAGCAGTACCAGCTTGTCCTACTAGAATCTTAATTTTTTCACCTTGAGTAAGGCTAAATTGTCCTTTTATATAAGCACCCCGCCCTACTCTCGTATTAGTACCAAAACCTCCACTAGCTCCGTAAGCTTCAATAGTATAATTACCTGTAGCAGGCACGGTCCACAACTGTATACCATTGGTTACATTAAAGTATTGCGTGTCGTTTAGCCAAGTATTTGTAGCAGTATCGTATGAACTTAATGACTGACTTAAATTAGGTCCAGTATTGCCCGTAGCAGGTCCATTTGTAAAGGTGAAACTGCTAAAAGAGTATAAACTACTGATAGTTCCAGCTTCTATGGTTATTCCTGGTCCTATAGTTATTCCTGGTCCTACTGTTGTCATTAGTAAATTCCTAAAGATTTAATTGTCATTAAAAAACTGTTCCATTTTTAGCTTAAAGCTTAGTAATCTTAACGTATCCAGCATTGGCATTAAATGTGCCAATATTAGCAATACTTGCACCACCAAAAGTAGCAGAAGTATTATACAATCCGTCGCTGGTAGCAACTGAAGTCGCATTAGAATCTATGTAAGATCCGCCACCGCCACCACCATCTGACACTGTAGATGCAGATGCGTAGCTACCACCGCCTCCACTATAACCGCCCCCACCACCGCCAGCAATCGGAGTTCCGCCGCCGGCTCCACCAAAACCGCCGTTAGACCCTTGAGTAGTGTAAGTTGAAGCAACGTTACCACCTAGTAAGTTAGCTAGGAACCCAGAGCCGCCTTGACCCGACGAAGCGGCAGTTACGCCGGGTCTATTATTATTATTGGCTCCGCTGGCACCATTTCCTAATAGTCCCCCGCCGGCGCCGCCGTCGTAACTGTTTAAACTTGTAACTCCATTGGCAGCAATATGACTGTTACCGCCTAACCCATTAATACCACCAGGCGCCGCATTTCCGAATGGGGCATTTCTTGAACTAGTACCATAGGTAGTTGTGGTCCCATTTACGCCAAGTTTTGTGCTTGAATTACTGTCCTGAGATGAAGTATATCTGCCAGATCCTCCTCCACCGCCCCCAATGATCAAAGGATTTCCTGTATCAGTTACAACTACAAAAGTCCCGCCGCCGCCGCCGGCACCGCTATAAGCTCCATTATTTGTTGTATTAGCTGAAAAAGAACCAACTGCAATAGTAATATTAGTGCCTCGATTGAGACTAAATCTACCACGAACAATAGCACCATATCCAAAAGTATTACCAGCATAAGTGTTTAGACCACTACGACTACCTGCCGCTTCAATTTCATAAGTTGCTGTTTGTGGAACTGTCCATACTTGATAGCCTGGAGTAGTAACTCTATAATAATTTGAGTCTGTAATCCAAGTATTTCCTACATTACTGTAATTGGCTAAAAACTGTGCTGTATTGCCAGATACACGGCCTACTATGTTACCGTTTGTAAAAGTAAAATTACTAAACACATAAAGGTAGGGTGTGATGTCTGTTATTGTAATATTACTAATTGTTACGCCAGAAATAATCATTATGCTGCACCCACAAATGTAATAGTTACATAACCATTACCAAAGTTTATGTTGGCTGTGTTTGTTTGGTTTGTGCCGTTGTTGTAACTACCGCCACCAGCTGCATAGATAGTTACCCCAGCGTCACCGGCATTACCGCCGTTGTATCCACCACCACCTGCGCCGCGAGCTGAGCCACCACCACCTCCACCAAAGCCACCAACAGATTCACCTGTGTTGCCAGGGCCGC